GTGAAGTGGTCCTCGAGGGTGAGCAGCGTGCCGGTCGCGTCGTCGGACAGCGATTCCATCGTGATGAAACCGGCGGGCAGCCCGATAAACGGCGCATCGATCGCCTGCGTCGCGCGCTGCACCATGAATCGCGCCCGCAACACCTCGGCGATTTCGGTTTCCAGCATCAGCATCCACCCCGGCAGGCGCGCATCGAGGTCGTTGCGGTTTGCCCAACCGACAACATCGGCCTGCAATTGCGCCAGCGTGGCCAATTAGCGTTGCGCCGGCGTCGATGTTTGCATCGCGGGCGATGACGCTGGCGGCTGTGCATAGGGCACCCCGACGGCGTTCGGCGGGCCGCCGGGAATCGGATCATGCACCGAGGCGTCCACCTGCACCGGCATCGGCGGCGGCGGCAGCATGTTGACCAGCGTCACCGCGGCGTCGGCACGGCTTGCCGGGATCAATTTGGCCAGCAGCCAGGGCACGGTGCCCTCGACGTACAGCGGCTCCATGAATTCGATCCGCGGCGGCGCTTCGTTGGGCGAGGTTTCGTAACCGGACATTTTTTACTCTCCTGTTAAGCCAGCGGGCGACCGTCGTCGGTGCGCAGCCATTTCATGTCAGGCCGCGAGAGGAATTTGCGCAGCCGCTTGGAGTCGCGCGTGTAGCCGCGCTCTTTCAGCCAGAGCCAGATCACGTTGGGAATGTTGGCGACCTGGCGCGGTCTGCCGAAGTTGGCATTTTTGTCGAACATCGACGCGGTGCGCTTGTTGTCATCGAGGATCGGCGTGGTGTCCTGCCTGGTGACGATCACCGGCAGGCCGGTTTCAGCATCGCGGATCACCCGCGTGCGAATCCCGCTCTGCCGGTCGATCGTGGTGAGCAGCGGCGGCGGCATTATTGCAATAAGTCCCACACACAGGCATGGGCCTTCGGCGCCGTCACCCGCAACGTCGTCTCGACGACGACGCCGCCCTGCGTGTTGTCGCCAGTTTTTGCGTACTGTTCCTCGATGAAAAGCCGCCCCGGCAGCGGTGCCAATTCGATAAAGTTAAGATCGACCAGCTCAACCACGTTGGCAGGCATGAAACGATCCGGCGTCAGTTGCAGGTCGCCGAAGTCGGTCTGAAACACCGAGACCGCCCCCATGATGGTGACCGGCGCGGGCTCGGTGCGCTGCACCACCGTCGTCGCCACGATCGGGTTGCCGGTCCCACCTTGGGCCATGTTGGAAAACCAGCGTTTGATGTTGCCCGACATCAGCGCCATCGTCGGCTCGCCGCCGGCGTTCCAGGCCATTTGCACGGCGTCCTCGATCATCGTCAGGGTGAGGTCGCGCGCGGTGCCTGGCGTGTGCTTGTTGGTGCCATCGCCGAGCGGCAGCGCACCGGCGCCGGCGCCCACCGAGCCGTTCGAGCAGAAGGTTTGCAGTCCGCTCATCGCGCGCGGATCGGCGATGGTCTTGATGGATTCGCCGGTGAGGCACAGCTCCACGTCGCGCTTTAGCTCGCGACCGCGCATCATAAGCTGGCGGTTGTATTCTTCCTCGCCCACATTATCGACCACGCGCAGGGTATCCGACACGCCGACGGTCCTTGCGGATATCTGGGTGATGTTATTCAGCCGGACCGGCTTGCGCGCCGGGCTTATTGCGGCAGTGAAACCTTCCGGTTGCGGCACATTTTGTGCCGGATTCATGTCCTGGACCAGCCACTCGGTCAAAATTTGATTAGCATTCGAAACGGGTATATTCGACAACAATGGCGTCGCTGTCGGATCGATCGCAAAAATCTTGTCGGCCAGATCCTCGCGGACGTTATTCGCGGCGGGTTGCAGATAGGTATTGGTCGGGGCGGGATTCATTACGGGCAGCGCCATGCGTGCCTCCATTGCTGGCGCGGCAACCGTCAGGGATTGCGCGCGCTGGTGAACCGATGGGTTTGGTTCGCAATGGACTGGCGGCTTGATCGGGGGCGCTGCCGCTTGGTGCTGTGCGCACGTCGGCCCGCTTGGCGATCAAATCGGATCAGGCATTAGCGACGGCACGTTCGCGTCGGGCGCTTGGTGCCCTTATTGGCACGTCGCCCGACGACTTCCCCGTGCCGGCTTTGGTCATTGCTGACTGCACGACACGGGGCGAGTCGGAATCCTAAGCGGCAGGCGCCCGTCGTCAAGCCCTAGCGGCGCTGCTGCGCGCGGCGCTCGAGGGTGAGGAGGGCGGCGGCGTCGTTGATGCTGCCGGTTTGCGCCAGGCGGTCGCGAAGCGTCTGCATTTCCGCGGTGTCGCCACGACGCTGCGGCGGCGGTGAACCGCGCTGCACCACCGGCACCCGCGGCGCGCCACCGCCGGCTTTGACCCGCGCGGCGGTGTTGTCATGGGCCATCGCGCGGAACATGACCATCATCTGCCGATAGTCAGTGAGATTATTCAATTCGGCGTCGGAAAATCCCTGTTTATGCGCCCAACTGCGCATTTCCTGGGTCAGCCGCGCGCGCTCCTGCAAATCGTTCCACATCGGCAGATGCTCGGCGATGCGCCGGTGGCCTTCCTCGACCTGGGCGGTAACCCGGCGCTGGTGTTCGGCCTGCTGCTGCTGGGTCAGCGTGGCAAGCCGCCGCTGTTCCTGCTCGAGATTGAGTTTTCGCGCGATCAGGTCGTCATATCGCTCGGGATCCTGCGCGCGCAACTGCACCCAATCGATGTTTTCGGGGATGCCGTTGTTAAGCTCGCGCACCTGCCGCTCGATTTCCGGCAGCAGCATCGGTTTGAGGCGGTCGATATCGGCTTGCAGCGCTTGCAGGTTGCGCTCGCGCTGGGCGAGGTCCTGCATCCGCTGGGTGAAGCCGGACGCTTTGTGAAAATGGTCCTCGAGTTGCGCCGCGGTGAAGCGCTGCGGAACGCCGTTGATGTTCAGCGTGTAGCTGTCGGAGGGCGCCGCCGGCGCATCGTGCCGCGCCTCGCCGTCGGGCTGCCCGCCGCCGGCGGCGCCGGCGCGGTCGCCGGTCGCGGTGTCCCGCTCGCCGGCAAGCTCGTCGGCCAGGCGGTCGAACACACTGCGGTCAGGATCCGCGCCATTCGCCGGCGCCGCGTCCGCCACTGGCGGCGGTGTCGCGCCATTCGTCGGCGGGGTGGCGGCGCCATTCGTCCCACGGGCGGCCTCGCGACCCTCCCGGCGGCGCTGTTCGCGGCGTTCCTCGCCAAGCTGCTTCGCCGCCTGGTCGATCGAGAGTTCGCGGATCGGCGCGCGCGGCGCGGCCGGTGGCGGTGGCGCCGCCAGGCCGCCATCGCCACCGCTCGGGACTGGCGCCGCGGCGCCGGGGGCGTCGCTCATGGTTAGACAACCACAAAGGCGTTCGAGACAGCGACAACGCTCGGCCGCGCGTCCACCCAAAGCTCGAACGTGTTGCCGGTGCCGGTCGATACCGTGGCGGTCATCCGCAACGCCGTGCCGCCGGTGGGGGTAGCCGCGTTCGGCCCGGCGACGGTCGTGCCGCCGCGGCGCACCCGAAAGGTGCAAGCGGCCACGGTGGGCGCGCAGACCGCCGTGGCAATCACCGTCGCGATGCCGCCACTCGCCACCGCATCGTTCACCCAATCGATCGTCACTTGCCAGTTCGGCGGCAAATTGGTGATCGAATAGCCGCCGCCCGGCGGATCGGGTGCCACCGGATCGTCCTTGAGCCGGATCGAAAAGCCGGGACAGAGCGGCTTGCGCAATTGCTGATAGCCGCGCATGCCGGCGATCGCGCCGCAGCGCGCGTGATAGTCGCGGTTGAGCCAGCCGTGGATATAGGTGCCGTCGCAGTCAGCCCAGATCGCGCTGGCCGGGACCTGGCTGACGATCGTTCCCGCCGGTTCCATCGTTGGTTTCCCCTGGTTTGAGCAGTTCGGCGTAGGCGCGCATAAATCGCGCGGATTTTTTCAGATTTATGCGCGCCTGCTGCCAGGCCGGGCGCCGCTTCGCCAACAGGTCCGCGGCGCCCTTCGATTTCATCGCGACCGCATCGACCCTGGACGCGGCTCCGCGGTCGGCGGCAAGCCCTGGTCGGGCCGCGGTGGCTGGCCCGCGATCGGCGGCAAGCCCTGACCGGGCCGTGGCGGCGGCTGGCCGGGCAAGCCCTGGTCAGGCCGAACGGGCGGGCGCGGCAAGCCCTGGTCGGGATGCCCGCCCGTTGGCGGCAAGCCCTGGTCGGGGTGGCCTGGCGAGCCGGGCAAACCCTGATCGGGCCGGCCTGGCGGCCGCGGCAAGCCCTGGTCGGGATGCCCGCCCGTTGGCGGCAAGCCCTGGTCGGGATGGCCGGGCTCGCCCGGCGGCAAGCCCTGGTCGGGATGCGGCAGATCGACCGTCAGCCACTTCCAGCCCTCACCGAGCACATACATCGGGATCAGCCCGGTGGTTGGCGGGCTGTTCGCCGGCGGCTTCGGCCAGATACTACCAGGGGGAATCGGCAAGCCCTGGTCGGGATGCTCACCGCCGGGCAAGCCCTGATCGGGAATCGGCGGCAGACCCTGGTCGGGATGACCGCCGCCACCGGGCAAGCCCTGGTCGGGATGTTCACCACCGCCCCAGCCGAAGCCGGGATCGACCGGGCGCCCCGGTCGCGCCGGCAGATGGCCGGGGCGGCCGCCGGGGCCCGCCGGCAACTGTCCGGCCGTGCCGCCTTCCCCCACGCCGTAGCCGGGATCGACCGGCCGATTGCCACCGACCGGGGTGTACCAGCCGGTTAGAAACACTGCACCTGACATAAACAAATCTCCTGTTTGGTTAGCGCGGGTCGCGAGGCGGCTTACTCACGGGCGGCCGCCCGGTTCGCCTGGTCTTGGTGGATCTGATGGGCTTGCAGGGTGGCGGTGAGCGAGCCGCGCAGATCGTCCACCGCCAGCACCGCGAGGCGGGCCATTTCCCGCGCGGTCGGGTCGGGATGTTGCAGCGCGGTCATGGTGTCGTTGAGTTGCATCTGCTTGAGGATCATCGCCAGCAGCGGATCGGCCAGCAGCCGCTCGGCGCGGCCGGCAAATTCGCCTTCCTGCTCCGGTGTCAGGTCGAGATTGATGACAATCATGAGGGTGCGCTTGCAAAGGCTGCGAAGCAGACTGTCCCGAGTGGCGCGTCCGCGTAGGGCTGCGAAGCAGACCGAAGTGGGTAGCGCCCGGAAGCGGTTAGCGGGCTCATCGCGGCGCCAACGCGCGGGCTTGCAGCAGCCCGGCCGCCGGATCACCACCGCGCGCCAGCGCGCTGCGCACGGCCAGCACCGAGGCGGGATCCATCGGCGGCCGCGCACCGGGCGGCGCCGTCGGGGGCGCCCCAGGGGGGAGCATCGGGGGAAGCATTTGGGGCCGCAGCGGCAACGCCGCTGGCGGCATTGGCCGACCAGCCGCGGGGAGCACGGGCGCCGCGCCATTGCCCGGCCGTACGGCGCCCGGAGGCCCACCCGCCGGCTGGCCCCGGCCAAACATGGCCGGTACGCCGAGCGCGGGCGGCACCGGACCGCCCGGCGCCGGAATTGCTTGCGGCGGCATCATGCCCGGCGGTGGCGCCGGGGCGGCGGCCGCCAGCATCGCCGCGGTCGGCAGATCGGATTTCAGCGCGTTCTTGAAATCCGCGATCGAGGGCAGCGGCGTGCCGTGCGTCGCCGCCACATTGTAGGCCGTCACCCAGGCGGTGACCGCGGCCTCATCGCGCGAGCGCTCGTCATCCAGCAGCAGCTTCCACCGATCGGTCTGCGCCTGGCGCGTGTCGTCGGCGATCGATGCCTGGGTTTTCAGGGTTTCGACCTGCGCCAGCACCTGCTCGACGGAGGGTTGCGGCGGCGGCGGCAGCGGCGGCTGCCAGCCTGGCGGCAGTTCCTTGAAATGCGTCACCACGTCGGAAATTCCCGCGGCTTCGCACATCCGGGCAAGCGTGTTGCGGTACTCGGGCAATCCGACAATCGGGGTATCCAGCATGCCCTGCTGGATCGCCGGCGCTAAAATCTGCTCCTGCTTCGCCGCGATTGCCGACAGCATGCCGATCCGCTCTTGCGGTGTGCCGTGGCCGCCGACATTGATCTGCACCGCCCATTGCAGATTGAGCGCGCGCGGATCGATGGTGAGCCACTTGCCGCGCAGACTGATCACCGAGGGGCGATCCTGGTGCGTCGCCATCAGCTGCAACAGCCCGCGATACAGCGGCACCAGGCCGGTTTCGGCCATCGTCCGCGCGATCATTTCGATGCGGTCCTGCGCCGCCGAGGTCTGCGCGTTGACCGCGACCGGCGTGGTCGATTGCAAACTTTCCGCGGTTAAACCCTGGCTCGTTCTGGTGATTCCGGTGCGCGATTCCCGTGTTGCCTCGAGCAGTTCCATGATCGGCAACGCCTGGTTGCCGATGAACGGCTTGCTAAGCTCGGACACCGCGCCCTGCTGCGACACCCGGATAATTGCGCCGATCTGGGTCTGCCGCGCGTCCTCGATATTGCCGTACGGAACCTGCACCACGGTGCGCGGATAGAGCGACATGCCCAGGCTATCGAGGATGCCGCGCGTCACCCGCGTTTCGGTGCGCTGGATATCCATCACCATGTCGGCCTGGCTTAGTCCGATCACGCGCTGGGGCTCGCGATACGGCGTCAGCGCGGCGAGCGGTACCTGGTCGGTGCGGTCCCAGCGAATGAGCTTCGGCATTGAGCCGATGCCGTGGCAGTGCAGCCGCTCGGCGATGCCATCGCCGTCGGTGTCGGCGAGAATCCAGCCTTCGACGTAGCGGACGATTTTCATCGAGGGATCGTCCGCCGACACGTCACGCGGGAAGATTTGCCCGCTCGCCGGGTCCCGCGCGCGCCGTTCACTGCGCATCCCCGGCGATGGGTCGTCCGAGGCGGCGTCCTCGATTTCCTCGCGCGGCAGGCCGGCCGCGATCAGATCGGAAACCGTCACATCGCGCACATGAAACACCGCGCGCGCGTTCGCCACCGAATCCGCGTCGTCAACGATCCAGACGCTTTCCGACGGCACCGCCTCGATCACCGGCCAGGCACGCGCCGCGGTGCGGGTGATGGTCGCCGAGTAAAACACCGGCTCGCCGCCCTGCTGGAGATACAGCGCGCCCTCGGGTGTGGCCATCACCGCGCGTTGTTCATTCGGCAGCATCGGGCGGCGCGCAATGCGCTGCGCGACGATGCCCGCGTTCATTAATAGCGCTTGCAGTTGCGGCGCCAGCATGCGGTCGCAGACCTCGATGCGCTGCGCCCGCTGCGCGCCCCATTGCCACCGGATCCAGCCGACCTTGCGGGTTAGGGCGTCCTTGATCGCGTCGTGCAGCACGACCCAACCCGGATTGGCGGTATAAATCGCCCAGCGGGCATATTGTGTCGCGGTGCGGGCCAATTCGGCGTGTTGCAGGCCGAGCGCCTCGTCGTCGGCGATTTCTGGCACGAATTCGACCGGATTGTGCACCCCGGTGAAGATCCGCAGCAGCGAGGGCAGCGTCGCGAGGATGGTATCGCGCACCGAGGTCACCACCAGCTTCGAGCGGCCATCTTCTTCGTCGCCGAGCGGTTTGCCGTTGTAATAATCGCTTGCTTCGATGCGCTGGATTTTTAATCGCTCGTCATAGCTCCGCGCCTGGGTGAAATAGTCCTGAAACTGCTTCTCGATCGAATTATCATCGCGCCGGATCGTGTCGAACACGATTTCCTCGACCCAGGGCGTGCCACCGGGCGGAATAAACGGCCGCAGACCGGCCTCGTACGGTTCAAGCTCGGGCGGTAGCTCGTCATCGTCGGGCGCCAGCGCATCGGCGAGCGGGTTTTGCTGCTCGCCGAGCACCAAATGACCTGAAAAACGGTGTCGCGCGGGGCGCATATTCGCCGGCGGCGGCGGAGTGCGCATCGGATCCTGCTGCGGCCCCATCAGGCCCGGCGGCAGCGCCGTGATCGGCGGCTGACCGGGCGCCATGCCCGGCGGCATGCCGGGGCGCACGCCGGGGACCATGCCAGGGGGCATGCCAGGGGGCATCATGCCGGGAGGGAGGCCGCTCATCTTGACCGGACGCTCTGGGCTGCTTCACGGCCGGGTCCCGACCCCGAGTTCCTGTGCGCGTATGTGGCGCCGGAAATCCTCAGACCCGATAGCGACTGGACCCCTGGGTATTGCTCCAACAACGCGCTGCGCAGTTGCCGGATAGCCGTAGGGCCTAAAGTGTTGGGGCCACCCTCCGACTGGAAATCCTCAATGTGCAGATTGCCCGTCTCCGGGTTCCACGTTGTATCAATGGTCCCTGCCTGCGCGCCTGCCGGGTCTTTGATATTCCATATGTGCTCATTCGGCACATAGGCTTGGCGGCGGCGTTGGACTTTCTCCAGGCTAAAGCCTGGTCCGTCGGTGCCCGCGAAACCCAAGGCGAGATTCATCGCCTGGTTCCACTGGTCATGGAAATCCTGCGACACCATGCCGCCACCCAACGGCACACCTGGCACAAAGTCAGGCGATGGCATGGTCAATTCCTGCGCGGGCCGCGTGGTTTCCGTGCCGACTGGATTGGACTGGGACCAAATTGATTCGGCGGGCGCGTCGGCGGTCAGTTTCCGGTACAGATCCGCGACCGCATCCGCGTCGCTCACGCTGCCCTCGTCGGGCGGCGCTATTTGCAAGGGCTCGAAGCCGAGCAGACCGCTCATGCCGCCGGCCTGGCGTTAAAATCCTGGATAAGCCATTCATTCAGCGGCGACCTGATCGGGGCGGCCGGATCCAACGCCATGAATTTACCCGGCAGTCCGCAGGTCCGCAGCCGCCGCGTGTCGCCGGGGCCGTAGGACACCAGCGCGATCGGCGCGCCGCTATTGGCCGCCGCGCGGGCGCCGTTGGCGTGATGGAAATGCGGCCGGCCGCGCAGGAACAGCACGCCAAGGGCGGGTTGCCACACGTAGCGATGAAATGTGGCCGTCTCCGTGCGTGCTGCGAGAAGTGCGATGCCGCAATCATGCGCCGCCATGCGCGCCATGAAGGCGTCCAGCAGCTTTCGCGGGCCGAACGGCGGATTGAGCCAGACGCGGCCAAACCATGGCGTTTCCAGCGGTTTATCAGCCGCCGTCCAATGCACCGCAGCGGTCGCCCAGGGGCGCGGCTCGGGTGCGGCCGCAGGATCGAGGTCGAATTCGCCGAGCGCCGCGAGGATTTGCGGCGGCGTGAGCCAGACGTGGCTTTTTGCGGCTGCTGACTGGTGCGATCCCATGCTGCGCATGCGTCAGACCTTCATGCGCGGGAAATCGACTTCGTTTTCCGAGCGCCCCACGTCGATGCCCGCACCGCCCGCGGTGACGCGCGGCGACTCGTCAGGCCGGGTCAGCGGCACCGGCCGCGACGGGGCTGGCAGCGGATGGTGCCGCCGCCACGCATAGAGGTGGTCACGCCGCCACCGTTCGCCGTCCTCGGCGATCATCCGCGCCTCGCGGACCTGATTCATGTCCTCATACGGCCGATCGCCAGCCCGCACCGCGGCGTGGCGCTCATCGGCCCAGGCGCGCACCAGGCGGCCAAACGCCGGATCACGCGCAAGCAATTCAAATATGGGCTCATCGTCCATCGCGCGATCGGCACACGCGAACAGTCCCCGCTGCGCCATCAGGATCCCTCCCCGGCTGCCTGTTGCGTGGCTTCGGCCGCGTGCCACGCCTCGGTGTAGGCGCGCCGCCGCGCCTCGTACGCCACCCGGCGCCGCTCGGCTTCTTCGGCCGTCACGGGGTAATCCGACGGGTTTAGCTGCGGATCGGGGAGCGCGGGGCTGCTCATTCCATGCCTCGGATCGCGCCGCGGACGGGGATTTTGCTGTTGAGCACGTTGCCGAGACCCATCTGCAACGCCATTCCCATCGGGCAGAAGGTGAGCGCCAGCGCATCGCCGCTATCGGGCGAGGCAAACCCGCGCGATTTAAGCTGCGATTTGCTTTCGATCTGCATCCGGCCGTCGCTCAGATGCGTGACGCGCGGCGCGGCCAGATCGGCGCGCAATTTGTCGTCGAACGGCAGCGAAACCCGCCGACTTTCCAGCCATTCGCGGATGCGCACCCAGATCTCATCGCGCAACCGGCCGAAGCGCGCCGCCACCGAGGGGGTTTCGCCGACATTGACCCCCAAAATCGGTAGTTGCTGTTCGGTGAGGCGATCGACCACGCCGGACCCGATGCCGATCACGTCCACGCAGATCAACGCGGGGCGCGAGGCGGGCGGCGTCATGTCGTATTCCGCCTTGATCACCCCGGCCAATTGCATCGTATCGATGCCCTGCCAGCGCCGCGGCGGCTCGATCACCGAATTGCCGCGGCGCTTAATCAGCACGCTCTGATCCGAACCAAACCGTGCCACGTCGAGGCCCCAGCACTCGGGCTCGCCGAAATCGATTTCGATCGCGCGGCGCATCGCGCTTTCGATCAGATCGGCCGGGATCAGCGCGTCGGCCTCGGCCAACGGAAATTCCCCAAGCACTCTTATTCTGTATTCGTTACTATCTTCGCCCCAACGATCGGCAAGCTCTTGGACGAAATCGGCCGACACCCGGCGCGATTCGGTGGACGGGATGCGCATGCAGAACCAGCGGTCGCGCTCGAGATTGTGGGTGCGCCAGAAAAATCCGGTCGATCGCGTTGGATTGCCGGTCAGGATCGACACCGCGCCGGCCGTGCTCATGGCCCCGCCGGCGGCGTTGAACACCGCCTCATCGACGCCCGAGGCTTCATCGACCACCAGCATGACGTGCCGCGCGTGGAGTCCTTGCAGCGCTTCCGGCTTGTCGGCCCGCGCGGTGCGGGCGGTGATGAACGATTCGTCGGGCGCCATTTTGAGTTTGATTTTATCGGCGTCGATATCCCAGAGGTCCTGCCACACCGGCGGCAGCCGTTTGAACATCGTGCGGGTTTCCGCCCAAAGCGCATCGAATAATTGCGGCGCCGAGGGCGCGGTGACGCCGATTTTCATCGGCGCGCGCGTGTTGGCGAACCAGCAGATTGCGCCGGCGGCGAAGGTCGATTTGCCGACGCCGTGGCCGCTGCGGAGCGACAGGCGTTTGTGCCCGTGGGCGAGCGCGCGATTGGCTTTTTCCTGCCAGGGATCCGGCTCGATGCCGAGGATTTCCCGCCAAAAGCCGTTCGGTGCGTTGGCGTAACGCTCGCAGCAGATGCTAAAGGGATCGCCCGAGCGGGCGATCAGGTCGGCGACCGGGGCGGTGGCGCCGTCAGGCATAGGCCGGCTCGACGCGCCGCTCGCGGCCGGTGTAGGCGCGCGCGCAATGCGCGTCGCAGTAGACCGCCCCCTCGGCGCGCGGGTCCTCGCAGAACAGCCAGCGCTTATTTTCGCCGTCGTTGAGCGGCCACAGGCAGGTCGTCGATGTTCGCATCGCGGGCGATGACGATGTTCGCATCGCGGGCGATGACGATGTTCGCATCGCGGGCGATGACGGGGCAGTCAAGGGGGCAGGATGGGGCAGGCAGCTCGGTTGATCCGCCACGCGCACGCGCGGCGGGCGTGGCTTGCGCGGCGGCTTCGGCTTGCGGACGGCGGCAGAAAGCACCGCCGCCGGCAAGGGAGGATCATCGGCCGGCGGCGGCGGAGTGACCGCCGCAACTCGGGGCAGCGGCGGATCGAGTGGCGGCAAGGTTTGCGCCGCCGCCGGTAGCGGCCGTCCGCCAGGGCGCTTGGTGCGCTTGCGCTTGCCGGGATCCTGGCGCACCGGGTTCGGCCGGTTGGGCAGGCCCATGCGCCAGCGCAGCCCGCTCACGACGTTTTTGGTGACCCCCAGGCGCCGGGCGATTTCCGACATGGTAAATCCCTCGGCCCACAGCGCGGCCACCCGCCGGCGCATGCGCTCCTGGTGTTCGGTCTCGACAAAATGCCGAGCTCCCCGCATCCCCATCGTTCCGGCCGGCTTACAAGGGAGCCGAGAAGGCTAACGGCGAGAGCGGCAAAAATCGCGTGACGGGCACAGTGGTGCCGCATCGACGGCGACGGGTCGGGTCCCATCGGGGGCGGGGGGGGCCTGCGGCCGGCCGGCCGCCTCGCGTCGCACGTCGCATCGCTCCCTCCCCTTGCGCGTTCCGCCCGGCCATGGGCGGCCATGTCGCTCAGTCCGGCGCGATCGGGGGCAGCTCGAGCAGTGGTGTCCCCGATGGTGCGGCCTGATTTCGGGACTGTGATGTCAATGGGTTCGGATTGTCAAATATGGGACCAATATTGGACAATTGCCCCGTCGCCAGCCGATCGCCCATCGCGTTGGCGGCCAGCCAATGCGCCAGCGCCAGACCTCCCGCCGCATTGGCGCCGAGTTCGATCGTGTCGAGGCGCGCGGCCGAGTACGGCAAAAGCGCATTGGCGCACGCCAGCCACATTTTCATGGCCTCGAGCTCGCTGCACTTGGCATGGCGCGAGATCTCGCGAATCGCCACTTTCCACCGCATCTTTGCCACGTCGTGAATTGCCTCGACCGGTGTCGGGCCGCGCTCGGCCAGGTATTCCGCCGTGCGCCGCGCATCCGCGCGCATTTCCCGTCCGCGGCGCCAATTCCGCTTGGGCGCTGTGCTTTCGACGGTGACCACCGGCTCGCCAGCCGCGTCCCATGCGAGCGCGGCTTGCTGCGGCCCCTCGGCGGCCGGCAGCGCGGCCCGGCCAAGTGCCGCAAGGTTGCGCCGAGCTAAGCCGTTGGAATCATTGGCCGGGCCTTGCCTTATTTCAGTTACAATAGGGGTCTTTGTAACAGTGCTTTGAGGGGCCGAATCAGCCCCTTTTTGCCCATCCATTGCGCCATCGCTCCAATGCGTCGGCGGCCGGGCGTGGCAGTCTAGCAGACATTTCAATGGGCTGGCGAGCGCAGCCCCGATCGTTTCGTGTTACACGCAACGAAATCCTGTAACAGAAAATGTTACGCTCTAAGCTATTGATAACTATATATATGTTA